TGCTGCTTGTACCTGTTTCATTCTACCATATCCTCTATCATCTGTATTCTTTTACCAATCCAGCGCATAACCGGAACAGCCATGCTGTTCCCCAGCGCCTTGTAGCGTGGGCCGTCTGGGCAATCCTCTGCACCCTTCTTGCGCCACGGTATGGCGGTGAAGTTGTCGGGGAAACCTTGCAGCCGTTCGCACTCAACGGGTGTCAGGCGGCGGACGGTGGATGCAGGGGCCACAGCGGCTGGCTCGGAGAATATATGCTGATCCTGATGGGTGCTTATCGTGAAGGCCACCTCGTCGGAACCCAGATAGCCCTTGCCGCCACCCTCGCAGCCGCCCCTGACCTTGAACGCATGTGCGTTGTCGATTGCAACAATGTGGTCAGTGTCGCTCTGGGTGCCAGCGGTGCCGGGATGGTGCGCACGGAGCGTACCGACCGTGACAACGTGGCTGTTCGGGTCCGTTGATGTGGTTAGCGCGCCAATGGCACTGCCTGTCTCATAGCAGCCGTCGTTCCCGGTTGTGCGGTAGGCCACAACGTGGCCACTCTCCACAGCCTCAGTGCCGCGTGGCCCCTTGTGCATACCAGCCGTCAGCGGTCCGGCTAAATCAGATTGTGGCCGTCCGATGCCGCCACTGCCTCCAGTGCCTGTTGCAGCCGCTCCGGCAGCTTCTTGCCGCGCCTGTCGGCTCGGCGCAGGATGCCCCGACATGCTGTGGCGCTCAAAGAGAACCGCTGCGGCAGGTCGCCAGTCTCCAAGGTATCCGACAACGAACACACGGCGGCGTCGCTGGGCCACTCCGAAGTACTGAGCGTCAAGCACTCTGTACGCGAGGCCATACCCGAGGTCTTCCAGCGCCCCGAGGATGGAACCAAAGTCCCGTCCTCCGTTCGATGACAGGACACCGGGGACATTTTCCCAGACAATCCAGCGAGGTTGCTCTCTTTGAGCAAGTCGGCAAAATTCAAGGGAGAGGTTACCACGGTCGTCGTCCAGTCCGCCTCGCAGTCCTGCGACACTGAATGACTGGCAGGGTGTCCCGCCGACGAGGAGGTCAATTTTTCCATATTCATTTTCCTTAATAGTTGTGAAGTCGCCGTGCAGAGGCACGTTGGGGTAGCGGTGTTGAAGAACGGCGCAGGGGAACTTTTCAATCTCCGAAAAGAATGCGGCTTCCCAGCCCATATGATGCCATGCGGCGGATGCGGCCTCAATGCCGCTGCAAACACTTCCATATCTCATTTCAAATGATCCCCTTCTGTAATCCGATCCGCCAACCAACGGGTGTTGCGTTCGAACATGTTCATCTTACCTGAGCGAAGCCAAGCAACGATGGCTTCCTTTTCATTCACGACAGGTGCTTCTTGAACCGTAGCTTTTTCTTCAGTAGTTTTTGTAATACGTGTCATTAAATTAACTCCTTAATCTGGAACCCTTTTGTCTGAGCATAGGCGATGAGGTCGTCGATCCACATGATGCCTTTCCCTGAAACGAAATACTGATTGACGCCCCGGTAGGGTACGTTCTTCACGTCGCCCCATGTGTGGGCCGATTGCTCGTACATCCGTATATCCGCACGATGGACCGACGGGTGCGTGCGGCGCAGAAAGTTCGCAGCCTCAGCCGCAATCAATTTTGTGTGGCCTCGGAACTCCCGCCGAGCGACTGTCTGCTCTTCTTCTGTATCGGCTGGGACGGGCGTAGTTATTTCCGCGTACCGTTCCGTCTTTGATACAGCGGTAAGGCCCATCTCTTTAAGCCAACCCTTAATTGTTCTGCGGTCGCTGCCGTATAGACGCATAAGTTGAGCGCATGTCATGGTCGGGGCCATCTTGCTAAAGTTGTCCGGGATAGACTTGTGCCTTCCGCGTGCGCTGACAACGATTTCTGTAAGGTTAAGTTCGTTCATCCAGCGAACGACCACCGACCTAATCCGGCCATAATGCTTAACGAGTTGCGTCACATTCATAATCCGTGCCATCTCCCTTAGATCATCCGGCGGTGGTGTTTTATGCGAAACGAACTCTCGCTTGAGTCCTATCTTCCTGCGCCGAGTATCAATGGCGTCGGCTGAACGGTCGAGGACCTGCGCGATTTCCGCGTATGTCATGTTTTTGTGGTAAAGTTCCGTAAGAATAGCGTCTTCTTCGGCACGCCACGGCAAAAAACGATTAGCCATAATCTCCCTCATTTGTTGTTACCCTTATTGGGTGGCACAGTTTGAATATCGAACGCAAGAACTTTTTTTTGTTGACGACACTGGGCCACTTGTGCCAGCTATACGGAAAGCAAACGTGACACCGACGAAAAAGAGGGAAGAGTATGGTAGTAAGCATCGACTTCGAGACGCGTAGCGCCGTCGATCTCCGCAAGACTGGCGTCTATAAGTACGCCGCTGACCAATCGACCGACATCTGGTGCATGGCGTACAAGGCCCCGTGGTCTGACGACGTGCTAGTATGGCAGCCGGGTGATGCGGTAGATACCCACCTCGAAGATTGGATTATGGCAGGCGGATTGCTCTCGGCATGGAACGCCAACTTCGAGCGCGTAATCTGGAACGAGATCATGGTTGGCCGCTACCAATGGCCCGCTACCAAAATAAAACAATGGCGCTGCACAATGGCGCAGGCCAGCGCGATGGGGCTACCTCGCGCACTGGGCCAAGCGGCGGCGGTTCTTGGCGTTGAAGAACAGAAGGACAAAGCTGGCGCGGCCCTTATGCTCCGGATGGCACGGCCACGTAAGGTGAACGCTGACGGCAGTTACACTTGGTGGAACACGAAGGATAAGATTGAACAGCTTATCCAGTACTGTCGCCAAGATGTTCGAACGGAACTGTCGGTAGCTGAGACGCTAAACGCAATGCCCGACGCGGAGCGTCGTCTTTATCAGCTTGACCAACGCATCAACGACCGGGGCGTGGCCCTCGACGTTGACCTAGTGCACCGCGTCAAAGCACTGGCGGGAAATGCCAGCGTAGAAATTGATGCAGAAATCCAACGCCTCACCAAAGGCCAAGTCAAGGCCGCAACAAATGGCATGGACTTAGTTGCTTGGCTTAACAGCCACGGGATTGCCACCAAGTCCGTTGACAAGCAGACCGTTGCCCGGCTGCTGACCTCAGACAAACTGCACCCAGTCATCCGACAAGTTCTTACGCTTCGGCAGAACGGAGCCAAGTCCAGCACAGCCAAGTACGACGCCATGCTGCACGCGGTCAACGCCGACGGACGGATGCGCGGCCTTCTTGTTTATCATGGCGCTGCAACTGGCCGCTGGTCGGGCAAGTTGGTGCAGCCGCAGAACTTCCCGCGTCCGCAAAAGAAACAAGACGAGTTGGACGAGATCATCGCCAAACTCAAAGCGGATAAGGATGTGTCGGAGCATGGGGCCGGAACGGTCCTAGCTTCCGACCTATTACGTTCGATGCTGATAGCCGACGACGGCCATCGACTAATGTTTGCCGACTACTCGGCAATCGAGGCCCGCGTGTTGGCGTGGGTAGCAGGGCAGAACGATCTCGTTGAGACGTTCCGGAAAGGGGGAGACGTGTATAAAGAAATGGCATCGGCCATCTACAACGTGGACGTGGAGAGCGTCACTGACGGACAACGGCAGGTTGGTAAGATGGCAATCTTGGGTTGCGGCTATGGCATGGGCGGCAAACGCTTCGCCGAACAGTGCGCCAGCATGGGCATCAAGGTAGACGAGGACGAAGCTAAGCGCATCGTGTCCGTCTATCGTGAAAAGAACCACAGGATCGCGCAGTACTGGCGTGATGTTGAGCAAGACTTTGTAGATATGGTGAAGGAAGCAGGCCGTGTTGGGACGGTTCCGCTTCCTCTACCAAGCGGGCGGTCGCTTACGTACCACAATCCGCGCATCATTCAGCGTGAAACCCCTTGGGGAGCGATGAGAGATACAGCGCAAGTCGATACGTTGAATAGCGTGACGCGTCAGTGGACATCTCAGATTATCTGGGGTGGCCTGCTGACGGAGAACGTGGTGCAAGCGACCGCCCGCGACATGATGGCCGCCGCCATGATGGCGTTAGAGATAAAAGGCTACCCGGTAATCCTGTCCGTCCACGATGAAATCATTTGCGAAGTGCCGGATGGTTTTGGTTCGCTTGACGAAATGATTGACATCATGACACAAGTTCCGGCATGGGCGCAAGGCTGCCCGATCAACGCCGAGGGCAAAGAAGGAAAGAGGTATCGGAAATGACCGACAAGAAAAATGAGATTGGTTTAGTCCGGGTCGGAGGCGCGGAATTTAGTCAGATGTGTCGTGATCATTTTACGCCTATTTTGAACCGTCTTTTCGACGAAGAGTGGGAAAAGAAAAACCTTCCATATCTATACGGAGACGACGAACATGACAGCACATGCTAAGTTTGGCGCGTCGAATGCGAAGCGCCGCATCAACTGCCCCGGCTCACTCAACGCCGAGGCTCCGTTCCCTAACGAGAGTTCACCCTACGCCGAACTTGGTACGGCTGCGCATGAATTCGGAGAGTTCTGCTTAATCAATGGA